GTTCGGTATGTTCTTGGACGGTAAGAGTTCTCAGTTACCTATGGTGATTGGTACTGTACCTAAAGAAGGTGATGCGAACCCTAAGGCGGATGCCAACTATCCTACCAACAAAGTGTACGAGACAGAGACCGGACACTATAAAGAGTATGATGATACGGCTGGTGTTGAACGTATTAAAGAATTCCACAAGTCTGGTACTTACTATGAGATGCAAACGGACGGTTCTATGGTTACTGAGATAGTCAAGGATAACTATAGGGTGGTCGCTGGAGATGATAAACTTCATGTGACTGGCAATGTCACAATAATAGTCGATGGTGGAGATACTATTATAGATTGTTCTAATGTAACTCTGACTGGAGATTTACGTGTGGTTGGTGGGATATCTGTCGGTGATGATGTAGAGACGGATGACGGAATATCACTGAATGATCATAAACATAAAATTACAAGCGGATCATCTGCGGGCGTTACGGATAAACCACAATAATAACTTTGACTTTACCTGAATTACCTCAGATAGACGTTGCGGTTTCTGTATAAATAGTATGAAAAGAGTTAAACCATTATGGCAAAAGCATTCTCAATAGAAGACGGTAACCTACAGAACAAACCGATCACGACCACGATTGATCGTATCAATAAAGATATTGACTGTTCTTTTACACCGAATCCTACTACAGGTGACATTTACAAGAAGACTGACGCTAACGCAGTCCGTCAATCTGTAAAGAACCTCTTAATGACAGAGAAGGGGTCTATGCCATTTCGTCCGTATTATGGTGCAGGGTTGGACGGTATACTATTCTCCCTATCTACCGACTTGGACGAGGAAGACATAGTGTCACGAGTACGTTCTACCATAGCTAACTATGAACCTAGAGCGGAACTGAGAGATGTGAAGGTTACTATTAGACCAGATTATAATTCGGCAGACCTAACGATAATATTTGGTGTGGTTAATACCACCAAAGTTGTCACTCTAGGTCTAACTATTGCAAGGGCAAGATAAATGACTATTAATACTTCTGACTTAGATTTTTATGATATCAAGTCCAAACTAAAGACATACTTCCGAAATAGTGGGGAGTTTGAGGACTATGACTTTGATGCGAGTGGTCTGTCTAACATTCTAGATGTACTAGCATACAATACCCATATCAATGGTCTTATCGCTAACATGTCTATCAACGAGTCGTTTCTAAGTACCTCTCAGTTACGTTCTTCTGTTATATCCCATGCAGAGAGTTTAGGGTACTTCCCTAAGTCCGTCACTGCTGCACGTGCAAAAGTTGATGTGACCATCGCAATGCTTCCGGCGACTGGGCCTGCAACATTTACCCTACCTAGGGGCACAAGTTTTTTTGCATCTATCGATGAGACCAACTACGAGTTCTTTACTACAGAGAACTACAGTGCGGTCAACGATGGTGATACCTTCACCTTCACTGGAGTTACTTTGGTAGAAGGTAAGAACAAATCCAAGACGTTCCTTGCCGATAATAATATCGATGTACCTTACGTAATACCGGAAAGTACTATAGACACCTCTACGATGTTGGTCAACGTTTTTCCTAACGGTACCACCAACCTGTCTAACATATACCTGAACATTAAAGAGGTTGCTACTATTGACGACGACTCTCGCGTATATATGGTACGTGAGTCGCACAATGGCGACTACGAGATTATATTCGGGGACGGTAACATATTAGGAATTAGACCAGAAACGGGTAACGTTATTAAGGTAGACTATATTGCGACTCACGGAGCGGCCGCAAACGGTGCGAAAGTGTTCGCCATAAACGATTTCTCTAATACGAATTATGTTGTGACCGTAACTACAGTTTCTAACTCTGCTGGTGGTTCCGACATTGAGTCTATGCAGTCTATCAAGTTGAACGCTCCCCTCGCATACTCTGCGCAGAACCGATTGGTCACCGCAGAAGATTACTCAGGAATGATTCAAAGTAACTATGGTGCATATGTTAAGGACGTGGCGACATGGGGCGGTAACGACAACGTTCCTCCACAGTACGGTAAAGTATTCGTCAGTCTAAACTTCCTAGATGGTGTAGACGAATCTTCTAAGACAATGGTCGAAGGGATGATTGAAGACCAACTGACTTCCAATCTGTCGATTATGTCTATTGATACTGTGTTCGTTGAACCTCAGACCACGTACCTAGAACTAAGTACAGTCTTCAACATAGATCCTATAAAAAATACGACAACCCCAGAAGTTTTAGAGACACAGGTTAATCAACTGATTCAAAATTACATTGATGTTAACTTAAATCAATTTAATTCGGTGTTCCGACGTTCTAATCTATTAACCACGATAGATAACTTCTCTAGTGCTATTCTAAACTCTAGGATGGATGTTAATATACAACAAACAATCGACATAACACAATTGGTTGCAGAGATTGAAGCCGCCCAATCCGCATCAGGCATTCCTTTCGACACATACATTGAACAGGACTATACACTTAATTTTCCTGTCGTTTTAGCTGCAGCGGATAACGACGAACATATAATAACGACCACCATATTCAAGTCAAATGGTCAGGACGTATTAATTAAGAACCAGATTGGTTCGACCAGACTGCAACTGTTAGACCTAAATGGTGGTATTAAGATAGCCAACATTGGTTCGTATGAACCTGCCAAAGGTAAGATTGTTATAAACTCATTGCGTGTAGACAAATCTGGGTATGTGGGTGATGGTATAAAGGTAAGTGCAACCCCTGCAAACCAGAGCACAATCAATCCACTGAGAAACTACATTCTTACTTTGGATAATGAAAAATCTATTACTGACGGTAAAGTCGATTCCGGAGTCACTAAGGTTCTATTGTAATGTCACAATTCCTCGCCAATCAGTACAGAACGAATACTAAGTTTCATCAGAGTAATGTAACTCAGATTCTTCCGGAATTCTATCGAGAAGAATATCCTGATCTTATTAGATTTATAGAGTCGTATTATGAGTATACCGGAGAAGACGGTTCTGGTTCATTCAACGAACAGATTCAAGACCTATTTAGTATAAGAAACATATCGTCAACTGATGTGGCACATCTAGATCTTTTGATAGGAGAGATAAGTAACGGTTTAGAATCGTCCTCCTTCTATCAAAGTCCTCGATTAATGGCAAGACTTCTTCCGGATTTGTATCGTGCTAAGGGTACCCAGATATCTGCCGAACAGTTCTTTAAAGCATTCTTTAATGAAGATGTTGAAGTGGTTTACCCAAAGAAAGATATCTTCATACTGAATGATAAACCAGGCGGTTCTCTAGTAGGGCCCCAGTCACTACATTATATCCAAGACGATAAGAGATACCAAATATTTTCAGTTCTTTTGAAAACAGGTCTATCCTTCAACGACTATGAAGTTCTCTATAAGAAGTTGGTACACCCTGCTGGATTCCATCTAGCAGCAGACGTAGTAATCCAAGGATTGGCAGTAATTAATGTTCGTGCTGGATTGACGACCGATCCACTTGCACCATCTGAAGCTCCACTGCAACTTCTTAGTCTGTCTTCACCGTTCTCTGCTCCACAATTCTCATTGTTGACTATGAATCATATGTCTCCGGCAGAAGATTCAGGACTTGTCGCCCGTGCTATTAATACTAACGATGATCCTAGTGAAGGAAATCACCGAGTCGTCGTCAGTTCTGCGAAAACCCTCGATCAGTATCAGGACATGTCTTTAAGTAGATTGCAAGATATTCACGGTACTATTGCTAATTGGGGGTCACCGAATTCGGTAACTATGGACAACGAACACATTTTGATGTCAGATACGTCTTATGGTAAGGATGCTGATGAAGCAGAAAGCGATATGGGTAATCCAAGCGGTAACACAGACACAGGCGGTAACACAGATACCGGAGGCGGTAACACAGATACAGGTGGTAATACAGACACAGGTGGAACTACTCAACCTGTCGCAACATTATTCCCAGAAACTTCTAATGTTCAAAACATCACCGCTTCTAGTGGCCCAAGAACTATGGTACGACACAGTGATGGTAATAGATACAGAATGCCTAACTGGCCATATAAAGTTTCTTATATGCCTAGAAAGGTTTGGGTAGGTGTTATATATCATTCTTCCGGTGTCTTTGATGTGGTAGTACACAATAGGAATATGAATAATTATTTGTCAGGAATTTCGAATCCACCTGCTCCAATATTCTCAGGTAGATGGTTAGACCGTGCGGTTGAGATTGGAGAGTCATACCGTGGTGAAATAGAGTTAGTTTCCATTAACGGGCAGGATGTCACTCCTCGATACTATACTAGTTCTGGTAATGAAAATTCAGAATTGTATAATGGGTTTGCTCCAAACGCCGATGTATCGGTATTCGGTGGTAACCACAACGCAAGAACTAGACAACAATGGACTATGGTTCATGATAGTCTTCCGATAACTGGCACTGTGATGATAGATGAACATTCCAACGACGCTGATTACTTAGTAGACAGTATGCATTTAGACCCACTAACTGCTCTCAGTGGAACTGTCGGAATAAAACTATCCGTTATTAGTACGGGTAACACACAGACCGTTCCAACTGGCACATCTACCATTGAATTCGATGCATCTTGGTCGTTGGATGGTGGGTCTGCTGACGCAGACTTGAGTCCATCTTCACCATTAGTAATTTTAAATATGGTACCTACTCAGGCAAATGACCCAGATGCTAATATTGCATGGTATGCAATGGAGGTACTGAAACCTAGGACGTACCATCCTGGCTCAACTGGTACCGATGAAGAACTTGTTGTTGATATCTCTACGAATAGAGATGTAGTGTTCTACTATAATGTGGATGGTAAGTCAGATAACAACATAACACTAACCTTCCCATCTGAGTGGAATGTCAATACAGCAACTTTGAGTTTTGGTCAGTCATATACTGCAACACTAGACGAAAATTTATCTGATAATACAGACGTATCCGTTACAGCAACGGGTGTGTTGTCAGGTCAGACCTATATACGAAACGTCCCCATAAGAGTAGTTACTGGTAACACTAACTAATAAAAACAAATACGAATTTTAGGAAAATGTAATGACTAGACAAATCATAGGATTGGGCGCCGCCGCAAACAGTAATAGTGGTGATACTTTACGATCGGCTGGTAGTAAGATCAATGACAATTTTAGTGAACTATATAATCTGCTTCAGACAACTGGCGGTGGTGATTCAGGTACTGGAGGTGGCATTTCTCTTGAAGATATTATCAGTTTAATCGACTCTGCTATACTCGACAGTATAGGTGATGGTAACGGCAATGGTGGTGGTGGAATAGACTCTGATCTTGAAAATAGAGTATCAGTGAACGAAAATGACATTGTCAGCATTTTAACACGACTTGACGATTTTAAAAATTCTACTGATAGTGACCTAGATGCGGATGCCACAGCACGGTTAGAGTTGATAACAGATATCGATTCTGACATCTCGGTACTTTCTCAATTCATAGTAGACCTTCAAGTATCATTAGATAGCAGTTCAGCATCTGCAAACAGTACCCTAACTGCACGTATTGACCTAACGGATGGTGTACTCACTGCATTGGCGTCTGATGTAGTTTCCTTGGAAGTACAGACCTCAACGGACATTGGGGAAGCAGTAGCAGCTGCAACAAGTTCATTGACTGCAATGATTGTAGCAACTGATTCTTCTCTTACTGCAATAGCGTCTGATGTAACTACCTTGCAAGTACAAACCTCAACAGACATTGGGGAGGCAGTATCCACTGCAACGTCTAGTCTAACCACTCGTATAGATGCAACCGATTCTTCGTTAACCGCCTTAGCATCCGATATCACCGCATTGCAAGTACAGACCTCAACGGACATTGGTGATGCAGTATCCACTGCAACAACTGAATTGACCACACGTATTGATGCGACCGATACATCCATAAGTGTATTAAGCGAATCCGTCACATCGTTGAACGCATCTCTCGGTGACATTGACAGTGACTTATTAGCAGACATCTTCGACAACGCTGGTGCAGTCACGGCAAACGCCAATGCGGTCTCAGCATTGACCACACGTGTTGATGCAGATAGTGCCGGTCTCTCGATCTTATCTCAAGACGTAACCGACCTATCCGTTGACCTAGACGTGATTGACTCA